CGATATAAATGAAAAGAATATAATTGGCTTTATATCTTTTGGTGTAATGGTGTTGTTTGCTATTACAGACCTTGTAACTAGTTTTATATATGAAAACGGAACATTAGTAATTAACGATACAATATACAATTCCTTCGTTCTAGTAACACTAGGTTGTTTTGGAATAAGTACATTTGAAAAAATAAAAACAAAATAAAAAAATAAAATTATGCCAGGATTAGGAGATTACGAAAAAAAGAAAAAAGGTGAAAGAGGTTTTAAAATGGGTACACCTACTTTACTTAAAATGGTAGAAGAAGAGAAAAAACATTTTCTTGAAAGAGACAAAGTTGGACCTATAGCTACAAAAAAACCTATTGACCGTAAAAAGTTTGAAGAAGACACTAGAGTTATGCAGGGTATGGAAAACGTAAGAGAAGAACTTTTTAGTGATGAAATGACACATGATATAGTTAAAAAAGAGAATGAGAAGAAAAAGAAATACCCAAAAAGCTACACTAAAGAAGATATAAAGTTTTTGGAAGACCAACACGAGGATGTTGTTAGGGAAGAAGATAAAAAATAAAATATGTTAAATAAATTATTTAGCGGTGGAGCCGCAGAACTAGTAAAAGGTGTAGGTGGAGTTATAGATAACCTACATACATCTAAGGAAGAAAAACTCGCTGCAGAGTTAAAGGTAAAAGAATTAATCGCTAACTACGAAATAGAGATGGAGAAAAACATTACTAGTCGTTGGCAAGCGGATCTAAAGTCAGACTCATGGCTTAGTAAGAACGTTAGACCTATGGTTTTAATATTCTTAATAGTATGTACAATGTTATTAATATTTATAGATGCAGGCGCTATAAAGTTCGACGTTAAAGATACATGGGTAGATTTATTACAATTAGTATTAATAACTGTGATCGGTGCCTATTTTGGCGGTCGATCATTTGAAAAAGTAAAAAAATAAAATTATGGGATTAAATTCAACAGAAGTCGCTTATGGCTTTGGACAAATGGGTAGTGTATATACTGACTTAGATCAAGTTATTATACCACCTAAAGACCACGTTATAGTAGCGATTCAATTTTTAGCAGCTAACACACCAACGGTAATGTTACCTGAAAAATTAGACCAACAAGGCCCTGGTTTTCCAGCTATATCCGCCGCAACAACTACTCTTTTAGACGCTGCTGATAACAACTATTTCAACTTTAACGGTGTTTGGTCTAGCTCTATTGCTGATACAGCTATTGCCGCTGGAGCTCAAATTACATTAGAAGATGTACCTGCTGATCTTGGTAGAATAAAAAAAGGAGATTATGTATTATTAGTAAATGAAACAGCAACTTCCGCTAGTGTTGATATGGTTATACAAACCGGTCAAACACCTTATCCAATATATAATGGACCTAATAAGCAAGGTGTTTATGTTACGGAGTGGGATGGCGCTAGCAAAGTAAGACTATCAGGGGCTATTGATACTAGTTCTACAACAGGTCAAGCATTAGTATTCCTTGATCCATACCATGGTGCTGGTGGTACTACAGTGGCATCACAAGAATTTCCATCTGGATTAACTATATATGGAAGATGGGTGGCATTTAAACCAGCTACAGGCGGTGTAATTTGTTACTTCGGTAAATAATGTTAGGATTAGGAGCTGGATTAATTTTACCACCGGTGATTGGAGGATCATATAATAATCTTTATTCTCTATCTGCTAACTCATCTTCAGCAGGTGGTTTTTTAACTGGATCTCCTATGCAAGCATTATTTAGAGATAGCTGGACATTTTCTGGTTGGTTTAAATTTTTAGATGGACAAACAAATCCTCCAAACGGTATATTTGGAGCTAAGGAGGATAATAATAATATTATCGCTTGTACTACCTCTAAAAACAATTCCCAGATTTACGTATCATTCAAAGGAAATGGTGATCAACATATGACCATGCTTGATGGTAACTCGTGGGGCAATGGAGCTACTGGTTGGAATCATGTAGCTGTAACCTGTGTGAAATCTGGTACTGTTACAATTACTATTTATGTAAACGGATCTACACCAGCTCAAACAACCAGTTCAACAATAACCCCAAGTAATATGGCTGCTTTCACAAATACAAATAACGTTTGTGTAGGTGGTATGAATACTGGCTCAGGAATGGAAGAAGGTCTTAGAGGTTATATAGATGAAGTGGCTTTTTTCGATTCAGCACTCAACCACCTGCAAATTACAGATCTATACAACAGTGGAGTTCCAACTGACTTAACATCACTAAGTCCTGTACACTGGTATCATTTCAATGGTCAAAGCGCGGAGGACTTTGGTAGCGGTGGTAACGATGGGAATGCACCAGAAGAAGGTACTTATCAGACAGATATACCATCGTAATGTTAGGCTTAGGTAATAGTATAATTAGCAGTGGTGTAACTCCAATCCCTTTTGGGAATTCATTTTCTTTAGAATTTGACGGTGTTAATGATTATTTAGACTTAGGGGATAGTAACGACTTTTCGTTTGGTGATGGAAGTACTGATAGCGCTTTCAGTCTTTCAATATGGTGTAAGAGCACAGATATAACCGGTACCACTTTAATTTCTAAAAGTACTACTGTAAGCGCAGAAAGAGAGTATTATTTGTATTTCGGTGGTAATGATAAACTGTACTTCGCTCTTTGGGATGCTAGCACGGATGGATATACTTATTCTAACACCAGCGGCGCTCTAACTTCTATTCAAGGGTCATGGACTCATGTTGTTGCTACTTATGATGGCAGCGGAGCAAATACAGGTCAGAAAATTTACATTAACGGCGAAAGTCAAACTTTAACAAGAGCAACAGGAACTATTGGAAGTGGAGCATACGTTGCTATGGAGAACACAGCTTATCCTTTAAAGATAGGATCTTTACTCAGTGGCTATTTTTTTACAGGTGATTTAGATGAAGCTAGTATGTGGAATAAAGAGTTGTCTGCTATTGAGGTTGCGGCGTATTTTAATGATGGAAGTCCAACTGACTTATCAGGACAAGCTGGATTAGTAGGATGGTGGAGAATGGGGGAATCTGCTACATTTCCAACAATACCTGACGCTAGTTCAAATAGCAACAATGCAACTATGACAAATATGTCGAGCGGTGATATAACAACAGACTTCCCTGGTAGTTAAAATTAAGAATATTGATATGAATTATGTAATTTATAATATGGCAGATGTAGCAGATATTGATTTTTCGCAAGTAAAAGAAACAAGTCAAAACACATTAAGATTATCTTTAGACGGAACAAAGACAACATTAAAATTTACGGGTGAAACCCCTAGTTTTTTAGAAGGCAAAACGATATATACTCATTCTGAAATATTGACAATAATGGGGAATAACGAATGGACTAAAGAGGTGGAATATTAAATAAACAATTAAATTAACTTAAATTAAACAAAATGACAAAAAAAGAAAAGATGGTAGATTTAAAATCTAAACCTACAAAAATAACTGATGAACAGTTAAAAAAGATTCAAGACACAGTAAACGGTATTAATAGAGCACAATTAGAACTAGGTTCTATGGAAATAAAAAAACATGAAATGATGCATAATATAGCTGCTTTAAGAGATTCAATAGCTGTAATGCAAAGTGAGTTTGAAAAAGAATATGGAACATTTGATATTAATATTAGTGATGGTACTATAAATTACCCAGAAAATGGCGAAGTTAATAAGAAAGATTAGTATAGGTAAAGACTACAAAAACGACGCTATGCATTACGCCGTGGGACAAGAAGTGTATGGTGGTCATACTATTTGTGATATAATAGAAGAAGATGATAAGTTTTCTGTTTATATTAAAAAGAATAAAGATGTATTACCTTGGAAGGACTTTAATAAAAACATGGCTGTGTCTGTAGAGTATAATCTAGAATATTAATGAAAAGTGTTTACAACTTTGTTGTAACACCAATAGGAGGAAGATATAATAATAAGAAAAAAATTGGAGAATCAGAATTAATCCTTAATACTGATATAATTAACCACCAATATACAAATAGAAAAGCAAAAGTTATATCAACACCAATTATTGGTGATACAAATATAGAATCTGGAGACACTGTTATAGTGCACCATAACGTATTTCGTAGATGGAATAACGTTAAGGGTATAGAAAAGAATAGTAGAGCTTATTTTAATGAATCTACTTACTTTATAAACCACGATCAAATCTTTTTATACAAAAGAGATAAAGAGTGGATAGCGCCAAAAGGTTATTGTTTTGTAAAACCCTTAAAAGCTATAGATCAATTTAATATTGAATCTGAAAAACCTTTACAAGGTATCGTTAGATATTCTGATGGTACCGTAGAGATTAATGATCTAATTGGTTTTAGACCAAATAGTGAATACGAGTTTATCGTCGATGGCGAAAGACTATATCGAGTTTTATCTAATTTTATTACAATCAAATATGAATATCAAGGAAACGAAGAAGAATATAATCCAAGCTGGGCACAAAGCAGTTGAAGAGCTGATTAAAGTAGCTAGAGAAGAAATCGTTGATTCAGACGAAGATATATCAGCAGATAGACTTAAAAATGCCGCGGCTACTAAAAAACTAGCTATATTTGACGCGTTTGAAATACTTAACAGAATCCAAGAAGAAGCAAACTTACTCGATGGTAAAGCGCCTGAAGAGAAAAAGGAAAAAATCTTCAAAGGATTCGCAGAAGGTAGATCTAAATAATGTACGAGCAAAGTTTAATTAAAACAATAGAACCTATTAAAAGGACTACTATAAGTAGACTTAATAAAACAAAAAAATGGAAATATGGATACAATAAAGAACATGATATCATTATTATCTCAAAAACTGGAAAAATTGGTGAAGTGGTTGAAATTCAAAACCTGCGAATTGGCTTGCCGTTGGAACCAAAAGGAGTGCACGTGCATCCCAAAAACAAATGGCAAAAACTAGACTACCCGAAAGAATTAAGTAGACTAAAAAATATATTTGATTGGAGAAATTATCCAGAAGAACAAAAAGAACAATGGTTTGATTATATAGACCAAGAGTTTAAAAGAAGAGAAGAAGGTTTTTGGTTTATGAACAATGGTAAACCAACTTATATAGTGGGCACGCACTACATGTATTTACAATGGAGTAAGATTGATGTTGGTGCACCTGATTTTAGAGAGGCAAATAGATTGTTCTTTATATTTTGGGAAGCCTGCAAGGCAGACAAGAGGTGTTATGGAATGTGTTATTTGAAAAACAGACGATCTGGATTTTCTTTCATGAGTTCTGCCGAAACAGTTAATTTAGCCACTATTTCAAGTGATAGTAGATATGGGATACTATCTAAAACAGGTGCAGATGCTAAGAAAATGTTTACGGATAAAGTTGTTCCTATATCAATTAATTATCCATTCTTTTTTAAACCTATCCAAGATGGTATGGATCGTCCTAAATCCGAGCTTGCTTATAGAGTTCCGGCTAGTAAGTTTACAAGAAAGAAAATTACTTCGAACGAAAAACTTGAAGATATACAAGGATTAGATACTACTATTGATTGGAAAAACACAGGTGATAATAGTTATGATGGTGAGAAATTAGCACTACTAGTACATGATGAGAGTGGTAAATGGGAGAGGCCTGATAATATATTAAACAACTGGAGGGTTACAAAAACATGTTTACGATTAGGTAGTAGAATTATAGGTAAATGTATGATGGGCTCAACTTCCAACGCCTTAGATAAGGGTGGGGATAACTTCAAAAAACTATACAATGCAAGTGATGTCACAAAGCGAAATCGAAATGGTCAAACAAAATCTGGTTTATATTCTTTGTTTATCCCAATGGAATGGAACTATGAAGGATTTATTGACGAGCACGGAA